GGCTCAGGATGATCATACATGCCTGGCTCAAATGATACTACCATCAGAACTCTGACACCATCTAATTTTGGTTCCAGTCTTTTAGTGCCTGACATTTCAGGGCGACCTTCTGAGTTAGTAGCAAGTTGACATTTGAAAACTGGTACTTCGTAGTCAGTCTTTTTGCAAACTTTGTTAATTGTAGCAACAGAAAATCCTGCACGTAAATCTCTGCGAATGACTGGAGCACAAAAGTTGTTCCATTCATCATCAGTAAATCGTACAGCCATTTCTTCTACTGCTTCGATAGCGGCATTACCAGTTAACTTGCGTTCTTTAAGTTCTTCTAGTAATGCAATAAAGTCTTCCCAAGGATTCTCCTCAGCAAAACAATTATCTTCTGCTTCAGTAGGACGTTGAATAGAGACTTGTCGTTGACCTGTCTCAGTATCTTCGATTACTTCAGTAGTAGTTGAAGTCTTAGAAGGAACCTTACGCACACCAAATGTAACGTAAGGATTGTAGCACATGCCTGCAAGTTTTAGAAACGTATCTGCATTGTCACTACCTAATACGGCAGCCTCTAATGCTTGTTTCAAAACATCCTGTTTATGAAGTTTTGAATTAGATTCGTTAAGTTTATGTATCCAACTTGCACTCATATGCTTCTCCTAATTATTGATAATATGCTACTATTATACATCCAAACTGTTTGAATGTCAACCCCTAGGTTGATTAAAAGCGGCAACTGCTTGGTCCCACCATATGGATAGTTGAGTGACTCCTGCAGTCACAACGTCTCCAACGGCACCTGCTCCGCCGTACATAAATGTACAAACTAGATATCCTACGACAAAGCCTATTGCTAGATTTTTCATTTTTCCTCCATTACTTTAACACGATTCAACTGGGTGGTCACTAGTCCATCATCGTCAGTGCGATGACCTTTGACTGTGCCCTTAATTCTAAGTTCAGTGTCTACTGCTGGATGCAAAGTAGAAGAGGCAAAAAAGACTACGTTACCAGTGCTGGTCTTAGCAGTGATAAAGTAGCAATTATACCTGTGTGACAGAATGGTTCTGAGGACAGTAATGTCTAACTCTAATCTGTCTTTGATTTTACCGATAGCAGTAGAAGTCTTAGACTCCTCAGCAATTCGGTCCTCTTGACCTTTTTTAACGATAGCACGGTCATATGCTTTTGGAAGACTTGCGATCATACCGAAATCACTTGAAGTGGTGATCGTGTCTTTATCTGCTAATGCCATAGCAGACTTATCAAAATCTGACATCCAACCACCTTGCAACATTTTAAATGTCAAGGCTTTGAAGTGTTGACGAACTTGAACACCAAGATTCTTGGTAGTAGCATCAACACCCTTAAGGTTGTTCTCCAAAAGGTCGAACATGATATCACGGTTGGATTTTACTTTGTCAGAGCCCTCATGTGCCTTTACATAAGTCTTGCCGTTAAGCAAGTATGCTTTCGCAGAAGCGGCCCAAACATCGTTGGCTGAATATTCGATTCTGTTTCTACCCATAGTTCTCATTCCTTATGCACTCCAGTATGATTCTGAAAGTGTTGACATGTAGTGAGGAGTATTGATTCCCTCAGTTACAGTGATTTTTTTACCAGTGCCTGGGCAGATGCCAGTCTTAGTAATCATTGGTTCAACGTAATCTTCGACAGCAACAATCGTATAAGATGATGCAAACTGCTTATGAGTAAGATTAAACTGAGGCTCAGTAGCATCACGGTATGCATTATGCATTGGAGCCGCATACTCAGGCTCACCATTTGCTACACATTCAGCAACTTGCTCATAAGCCTTTTGATAATACTTTACAGTACGGGTAATGCCTGCTTTAGCGGCACCTACAGTCTTGTACTGAGTAGAGGCATAACTCTTTTTGTTAGGCTCTCTGTGGATTGCTTGATTAGTGTTGTCGATGATTAAATACATTCCTTCTCCTTGATTGTTCATAATATACATATATTATACGCAAAAATGTACCCAAAGTCAAGCCTTTTATCCAATTATTTTCACTTTTTTACTGTAATAAAATCAGTCACTTATCTCATCAGAGTCTTTTATAACTCTTAAATGTGGTTTTTTAATTGGTTTTATCTCATTTACTATTGGACGAATGTACGTTCCTTCAGTGGCCTTGATCTCGCATTGTGACTTTACATGCTTAGATAACTGCTCAAGTAGGATACAAATGTCATCTTTAACATGTTGTTCCTGTGTGTCAAGCCAGCCTTGAAGTTCGTCAACACCCCCATTGTATAGCAATTGTGCTATCCATTTTACATTAGCCTGATATCGACCCTCATTCCAAATACTCATTAGTGATTTCTCCCTCCGTCAAATACACAGACAAAATACAAACCGAAGACTCCTGTATTGAAGACTCTGTGAAACTCTCCATCATTGATGCAAACTACATCTCCTTCTTTAACAGGAAATCGTTCGCCGTCTATTTCCATTTCACCTTTACCTTTGTGAAAGAAATAAACTTCTTCTTGACCTGAATGTGTATGGCCATTTGTACTTTGATTTGCTCTCAGCATTGTACTACTAAGTATTAAGTTATCACCAAATGCATTGTCTTTCAATACATATTGGTCATTATCTTTAATTACCTTTCCACCAATGTCTTCCATTTTTACCTTTTGCATTACTCATACTCCGGATTGTATTGTTCATATTCGCCTGTATACCAGTGTTTAATAATCTTTTCTGCTGGCTTGCCCCTCACTGATTGTGAGATATTTGGGAAACCTTCTAAACCCCAATTAAGAGATTCTCTGCTGTCAGGTATCAATGTATCAGATAACCAGTAAGCCGTACTTGCTGTTGTGCCTCTTGTATCAAACCAAGGATCACTGTCAATTGCTCTAAGCATACCTTCTATAAAAATTGCTTGTGCTGAAAAATCTGTCGGTATGTTATGTTGAAGACAACCGTCATATTCTATATCTCTATAGGAACCTTCGACACAAAAGCCATCTTCTATCCAGCCTCTACTTAAAAACATTTTATGACTTTGTGCAAACAGATTCCAAATTACTGGGGGAAGATCATATGTACTATACTCCCAACATGGTTGCTGAGTATAACACATCCAAGTATTATAAATCCCTTTTGAATATTCTTTTACTTTTTGCTCCATCAACTCGACTGTGGCATCTTGCTCTTCACCGTCTTGTAGCATATTAGGTAAACTGATAATAACTCCGTCGACTTCATCAAAGACACGTTTGTCATTCCATATAACGCCTTCTCCTACATATACTTCACCACTGAATCTTGCTTTGATTTCTGATACAATACCACCCATGCGTTCCATGTAATATGCTTTCAGCCAATCGGATTCGTTTTGATCTGCTTCACGTTGAAGTCCACAGAAACAAACCCACATAGCACTCCAGTCTGCTGACATAGATGCTACTCCTAATTGTTCTAATCTTTGGGCTTCCCATATCATGTGTTTTTCGTGGGTATCCATAATTCTTTTTAGCAATGCTCGGTCAACATAGACCATGCCATCGAATGGAAACAAAAATGTATTAGTATCATCTAATGCTAAAAACTGCCATGCATAATGCATATTCATACCTAGTTCTTGTGCAGTTTCTGCAATGAATTCTATCTGCCAATCACTTATATGTTTACGACTATGATTGATTTCCCATGTTTCTGCTGTATGATCGTCCCAATAGCCAAAGTTATATACCCATGCAGTATCTACTCCATGCTCTTTTAATCGGCGCAGAGTTGTTCGATACATTAGTTTAACATATTCTTGCATAGTGCAATTGGTTACTTTGTTAGTCTTATCTTCATAATTATAGAATATCCATTCGACTCCATAATCTTTAAAACCGATTGCTCTAAGATGATCGTCTCCAAAAGAGTTTTGTGGCATAGGTATATCAAAGTCACCCAAGTATTCTTCTTTGATTTTTGCATCGTGTGGATTAGTACAAGAGCCTTCACTGTCTTCATCACTGACAGTAACATCTACACTTGCAGTACCACCTGAGCAGTTAAGAGAGAACGTATACTCACCATAACTATCTAATGTGATGTTCTCACTACCACTTAATGACTTACTGCCTGACCAAGATCCTGATGCAGTACATGATGATGCGTTTGAACTAGACCAGGTTAGTGTAAAACTATCACCGACTACAACACTTGTTTTACTTGACGATAACGATACAGATGCGTTAGAATTATTACCACTTCCTGTGCTTCCTCCACCTGATACACTTCCTCCAATAATGGCACCTGCTACATCAGTGCCTCCACTACTCCCTCCACCACATGCAGTAAGAATTCCTAGTAAGGGTATGAGTATAATGTGTCTATAAAATGTCATTCTGTGTACCTATATGTGTCAAGTGTTTATATAGTATACATAAAAAGGTGACCAAAGTCAATAGAAAAATGCCCAAATCTTGCGAAATGGGCATTTTTGTTTTTGAGTCTTCTCTGAGGAACTGTTGTTACTGGATTTAAATCCCGATTTGTCCGATTGAGTGAACCATGATCCAAGTAGTTGTTACGAATAACATTACTTCACCTAATTTCTCTCCATCAAACGAACAGTGTTGCTTCATGCTTAAGAGTTTTTTCAATGTCGTCTCCGTGTGTGTATTGCAAAGGTTGTATTTTGAACGTACCTAAAAACGGTTTTTTCAAATGCGTAAAAAATACGACTATGTAGGACCCTCCTACATTGACTATTTATGCCTCATTTCTAAATATGATACTTTTCGTAGCAAAGTGTCATAGTGTGTCATACCATGGCATATTTTAAAACTGACACCTGTTATAAGTGTCATAAAGTGTCATACTATTTTTTGGGTTTAGTGTCTAGGTACTCTTTTAATGTGCCTTGGAAAGTAATCATCATTGCAGTTTTATGGTCGTAAACTCTTATAAAAGGTTCGCCCTTTTTACCTCTTACTTTATGGACACCGAGATAATAAGGACAATCTATTTTTTTGATAATATCTGAGATAAATGCTTCTGGAGCAATAATCTTGCGTTTACCTTTTTTCTCAAGACCTAATGGAAAATCATAATATTCCAGTTTTGCTAAGTTGAATAAATTAAGTCCTTCATCACTTAGTCTTAATCCTTGTCCGCCTCTACCAGTCAACCACATTTTAAAAATGACATCGCCTAATGGCATATTCGGAGGTACTGCTCCTTCTGGTATAGCATTAAGGATTGCTTGGGTAATTTCTTTCTTAGACTTAGGAAACTTCATCCGGATATACTGTACGTCCGGTGTTTAAGAATACGACAGTAAACATGTCTGTTTTAAATTGTGCATTTAATTTACGACATAAATTACGTGCATGACCAGGATTAGAGAAACTTGTTTTCTTATACTTTGGTGCCGCGTCACTAGTTAAGTAATGAGACGATTTTAAATTGATGGGCTGGTCATCATAGTAGACTGCCCAAATTCCAGACGCCTCAATAATCTGATCACACTTGTACGTTTCTTTATCCACGTACTCTAATATAACGTGTGGTTGACTTCTACTCACTTAAAGGACCCGCCTTTAACTTGTACATCAATTGTTTCTTCATTATCCTTTTCCTTCTTCAATTCATGCAAATCTGATAACAACATAACTAATTCGTCTCGCAAACCTCTGGCTTGATCGATGGGAAGAACCACTGTAGTAGTTTTCTTGCTTTCTCCCATTGACACCTTGTTCACAAAATCTTTTATGTGTAACATAATATGCTTATATATTTATCAGATTTTTTGCTTCGGCCTTTGTTTTAAAGGGTCCTTTGTATGGATATCGTTGTATAAAGATGTATTTTGGGCAAAAAATGACTTGCTCTACACCATTGTGTTCAACTACAAAATAGCCTGCGGCATGAAAACACTTAGACTTTTTAGTCTTGGTAAAGACATGTAATCCACGTTTAACATCGAAAACAGAGTTGTAAGTTCTCGCAGTAGTAGGATACTCAGGGTAGGGAGTCTCTATATTTTTCTTAGACTCTTTGGGTGTAACAAACTTTATCTTTGTGTTCTTTTGAATCTTTTTGATAGATTCAAATTCAAACACTTCATCTTGTAGAGTAACATTAAATGTTCCTACATTGTTTGCAAATACATTACCGACTTTTCTTTCGCCGTCTTTTAAAATCCAAAACTCATCATCTTTGATAGGCTTTGCAGTCAATTCTACATCTAATATCATTTTTTCTCCATTAAGTTCGTAAACGTAAATTTTGTTCTCAGTTTTAACCATCTGCTAGTTTCCCTGAGTATGGTGCGTTCAACCATTTAGAATAACTATCTGCTTGATCACTGATTCTGTTAAGTTCATACTTGCCACAAAAACGCATGAAGTGTACACCTACTTGAGGGACTTCTTTCTTTTCAGTCACGCCATTTTTGATATTAGTATCAACTTGATTTCTGATAGCCTCGGGTTGTGCTGTCAAGTCAATCAACACACGATTGCGTTCATAGTCTTCACGCACTCTATGTTCGACTTCATTATGATCAGTCCAACGTTGTAACATAATGTTATTCCAGTTGAATCCACCTTTTTCTTTATCTGCATATGCTTCTAGCAAACCTGTTTTGTTCTTAGTACCCTTCTTACGTACACCTGGATATGCACTAAACACATTGTCAGTAGTGTCACCACGCATACATTTTTCAAACAGTAGATAAGCAGGGTCTTCAAGTAACTTGGGTTCACCTGTCTTCTTATCTTTGATTGGACGATTTTTGTCATCAAAGTAACCATCTAAACAGATAAACTGATTTGACACACCGTTGTATTGATGTACATTTTCTGCGATAAGTTGAACATAGTCTGAGTCACTAGATATAATGACATGCTCATCATCAGGATGTAATGCAATGAAACGAGCAATCAAATCGTCAGCCTCAGCATTGGGATCTCGTAAGACACTACAGTTAGTCTTGTCTTTGAGATACGTTGTAAATGTTTCATAAGTCTCCCAGAACATTTCATTTTCTTCTTGCTCTGCTTCAGTCAATGACTGAGCCGCAACCTTACGATTTGCTTTGTAAGGTGTGTAAAACTCTTTACGCCATGAACGACCCTCTAAACAGAATACGACATGATCGATACCGAATCTACGCACAGCCTGATTGGCAGATGCTAACTGTAGATGCAGTGCCATGCCTATCTTTTCCCAAGTATTTGAGTTACGACTTGCGACATGACGGGCACGAAAGAACGTGTTTGCTGTGTCTATAAGGGCATATTTCATACGAGTCTCTTATTTATCATTTAATAATATACTATTATACGCAAAATATACGCATATTGCAAGCCTTTATGGGTAAAAAGGGTAAATTAAATTATGAACGTGAAATTGTGAGTTTTGTTTAGATTGACTATATGGTTAAAGTTGTGTTCAAGTCTAGGTTTTAGTTCTGTTAATGTCTCTAACCACCATTCATCACTCATACGACACAATCTTTCGATTTCAGTAGCAATAGCAACTGCTCTGTCTTCATCGTTTTCTATCATGTCATATGCTTCATTGATATAAGGAGAAAAGGTTTTGTAACCCATATCACGCAAAACCTTTAAGGAACCAGGCATTGCGGCTAATACAAAGGGCATTTTTGCTAAATGAAATTTATGAGTCTTTTCAGTAAATGTAATACAATCTACATACAAAGTATCAGGTGTTACAGGATATTCTTTTTCACATTCTGGCCATTCACCGTGAGGATCTGTTTTATTAGTTTTATCTTGTAGATATTTTGTTTCAGTAACAATAGCAAAATAACATTGTTGACAGTGTTCGTAAGTATCTTCTCCTAAAACCATATAAGCATCATATGTCCCAGAATTTTCATTTTCTGTAGACCATCTTGTTCTGCCTAAAGGTTTTAATGATTGAGTATATTCTTTGTTATTGACTAATGCTTCAAATACATCTTTACCGGTTTCAGGAAAATAAGATAATATTTTTGAGTTTTTATTATCTGCAAATTGCTCTACAGCACTAAACCACAAATCTTCCTTTTTTTGTTCATCTTCTATATCATGTCCTATATTCAAAGACATCAATCCAAAAGTATGTAAATTTCTACGAATAATTTGTCCTACAAAATATACACGATTTAGTTTAGGCCAGTTGTTATAAAATAAGAACTTGTATCGTTTGATTTTTTGAGGTTTGTCGTTTAATTTTTGTATCTTATTTTTATCTTGTTCACCTCTAACAACGACATGATTTGTATCAGGCTCGCAGTATTCTGCTACTTGTAATGCTTCAAAATTATTTGTACAAACAATTCTCATACCTTCTAGTAAATCATACTTTTTAGCATGTTCACGCATATAATGCATATTAATATGATGAGGAGCACAGGCCCATATTTGAGTAAAAGATGCTGATCTTAAACAATCATACATTTCATTCGTAGCCAGGTATTTAAACACATCAGACCAAAATTTCATTTCTACAAAAGTATAGCCTTCTGATTCCATTAAGAAAACAAATTGATTTTTCTTTACTCGTTGTGCTTCATGGAAGAGGTATTCTGCGGTATACTTAACTATTGCTTTAGCCTTTTCATCTCCTGAAACTAATTGAGACCAAGACAATTCTTCCTCAATAACATAAGAAGGACAGATAATATAATATCTATCGTTACTTGCTAATAGATGCCGAACTTGATTTTTACGATTTCTTTTTGTACCTGAATCCATATTGGATTCTATATGCAACTTAGCCGATAATCGGTTTTGTAATTTGCGTGAGAGCATAAGACTTAATCGTCTAATATAGGGGGTTGATATGTATGAACTGCATTATCTAATGTCTCTGATGGGTCTACAAATCCTTCTGCTTGTGCTACTTCTTTATTATCAAAGAACTTGTGCATTTCTTCAATTAACCAAGTTCTGTTTTCAGCAACAGACAAATCTAATCTGCGTTCATTAATAAGAGTAGTCTGATGCAGTTTCCATGCATCGAAGGCTTTTTGAGATACAGTTTCCATTAAGTCTATACCAGGTTGCCCAGGTAAAGGTGGAAATGACATTGCAGGAAGTTCCTCTTGATATTTTTTACAAAATACTATTCTTTCCATTAACTCACCTCTGATCTACCGTCCCCTAAATCTTTACTGGTAACAACTCTCATGTCTGCACCTGTAATAGGATCCTTGTCATTTCGATTATAAGGGTCTGCTTGATCTTGTTCATAGACTTCCATTGCTACATTACGACACACTTGCTGAAACCATCTATCTACAATTTCTTCATCTGTATCGTCTTCTTTTTCTTTGTAACCTGCTTTGATAAGATTCAATACAAACTTATCATTCCAATCCATTTCAAAGGAACCGTTATTGATATCTGCTTCATCTATGTCTACATTTAATATAGATACCCAAGGTTCACCGGCTCTAGTTGCTTTTTCTTTTTCACTAAGTTTGGGTGATGATTTCTTTTTAGGTTCGGGCTTCTTACCGAACATATTTTTAATTTTATCTAACATTTATGTCCTCTCTATGTACTTATCATGTAATTGGAAGGACGCAAGATTTTTTGCTTTAGACTCACACATAATGTCAGCCCATGCTAGATGTTCGATAGCCCAGTCATTGACTGCATTGTTCCAGTAGTAGTCAGAGTGTGCCCTGAGTTTTTGCTTTTTGTGACCTGACTCTAGTAATGTGTCTAAGTCGGGCATTTGATCAAGGTTATGTCCTACAAGATAATCCTCACGTGATACTGAGTAGTGAATTACAGGACGCACACCACGCCATGAATCAATTATACGTAGACATCGATCATCGGTCGGTAGAATATATTCTCCGTCTTTGACCCAGTGATGGTGTATGTCGAGTACGAGTGCAAGATGATCTGCGAGTTCGAGGCTGGCGTCAAGTCCCCATGACATTTCATCGTTTTCGATTGTGATCGTGTTGCGTGCCTCGGGCGAGAGTCTGGGTAAGACATCGATGATACCTTGGGGACCGCGACGTCCTGAGATGTGTACGTTGATTTTGAAGTCCTGAAAGGTCTTGCCGTAGCCCATATGTCGTGCCATATCCACATGATATTCAAATTCCTCTATGCTGTTTTCGACAATGCTGTCAGTCTCTGATGCAAGAACAGTAAACTGACCTGGATGAAATGATAGTCTGACGTTGTTAGCACGTGCAACATCACCGATAGGCGCACATAGTTGCTCCATACGATTTATAACGTCAGAACGTTTGTAGAAGTAAGAAAACTCCGGATGAGTGTAACCAGTCATCATATCACTAGTTAGACGTACCATACGCAATGATTGGGGCAATGTAGCAACTTTAGATACAAGATTGTATGTATTAGTCAAGTTGCGTTCCATAACTTCCCACATCTTGTCTTCTGCTTTGTCAGGATTATTACGCAACCACGTTAGTGTAGTGCCACCTGTATTGAGTCCCTCAGTAGAAACTACTTGATCTTTGTCATTAATCTCAGACCATTTGCAGGCGAAACCGATGCGTTTAATATTATTATCTGTAAACATTGATAAATACTCTTATAAAGTGATGGAAAAATAAACCTATGAGTGATATACGAAACATACTAGATATGATACAGGAAAATGACAGTGATGTCAAGCCTCATTTACCCGAATCAAATCCTGGAGAAACGTCAGATTTCGTTAAAAAGAATGCAAGATTTGATGCACATTCAGAAGAAACACTGGATGCAATGGTTAGTAAATTTGAGGTAGAGACTTTACCTGAATTTTTAGAAGATGAAGGTGTTAAAGTCCCTCAACCAAAAGAAGAAGAACAACTACAAGAATTTGATTGGGTACCACCTACAGATGGTGGCAAAAAATCACAAGGTGAAGTAGGTAAAATTTTCCAATGTAATAACTGCGACGGTGATGGTACTGTTATTGATTTAGATGATGACGATGCTGAAGTAGAAGT